CTACGGACTTTTAATCCGCAGGTCGTAGGTTCGAGTCCTACTGGGGGCACCAGCACCGTCCGGATCGGACGGTTGGTCACTGCCGTACATCAGCCATTGCTGATCTACGCCCGTGGCCAGAGCCCATGCGAGCAGTACTGGCCGTCGTGGCTCACGTACGCCGTTTTCGTAGCCTGTGATGGATCGCCGGCCCAAGTCGATGGCCTCGGCCAGCTCCGTTTGGCTCAGCCCTGCGTGCGTACGCGCCTTCACCAGTCGGTCCGCGAGATTCCAAGTCGGGACCACCCCACTGATAACTGCTCTAGTCATGTGCGCAACCTTACGCGCTAGGTACGACAAGTGGCAATGCGACACGTTGCGCACCGTTCTTGCGCTGATTGCTCAAATGCGCAATGCTGTGCGGCATGCCAACTGATGCCTATCTGAGCACCGCAGAAGTGGCGACCCGTCTTGGGAAGTCGGTCGCAACTGTGAATCGCTACGTCCAGCGGGGTGTACTCGCTCCGGTTGTGCAGGGACCAGGCGAGCGAGGTGCTCGTTTATACGACCCTGCTGACGTCGCCGCTCTGATGCCGGCGGTGTCGCGATGACCGATCACCTGATGGCCGGCCGGTACGTGACGCCGACTGCCCGCCCGCAGTGGCCCACCGGCGCGCAGTTGCGCGAGTTGGCCCGTAAGGCGTTCCTGTGGTGGTTGCTGCCGTCGTGTGGCTTCGCGTGCATCCTGCTCGCTCTGTTGGCTGGCTACGTCCTGGCGGGCGGTCAGGGATGAGTGAGATCGTGCCGGCCGAGGACATCGAGAAGATCGTCGGCGCTCCCCGTGCCCGCAATCTGCACTTTGGTCGTGCCGTATCGGAAGACCAGCGCGTCTACATTCTGCATTCGCACCAGTGCATCGAGAGCGGCCGCGATGTCCGTGAGTGCCCCTTCTCCGTGGCGATGGATAACGGCATCGACGTCGAGTATTGGTGGCTCGGCTGCGAGGACAGCGCCGTCGTGCTCGGTGTCCGTGGTCCGCATCTGGTGCCGATCCGCAAGGTGAGCGATCAGCGGCCCCTTCCCGGTGGCTGGCTGCTGTGATGGCGAACAGGTGGCCTGTCGTCTCGATGGCGGCAGTAGACGCGGCTCGTGGCCTGGGGTTGACACGAGCCGAAGCTGAGGGGCTGGCGAAGCTGGCTCTGTCAGTTGGTGAGACCGATGGCGCGTCGCCCGAGCAGAAGCTCAGGGCGACGCGCCGTTGGTCGTTCTGGACGACGATGGCCGGCGAACTGTGAGAAGCCACCCCGCAGATCCCGACGACCGGGCCGCGCTCCGCACGCTTGCACTGACGGCTCACGAATGCCAGGTGCTCGCTGCTGCCGCCTACAGGCGCGCCGAGTTGGCCTACGTGGAGTCGGACACGATCGAGCAGGCCCACCAGCTCGACCGTGCGCACTACTGGCAGACAGCGGCTGGAGACAAGCCATGAGCGAGCACGGCACGGTCTCGATGTACACCAATCGTGCTTGCCGCTGTGTCGAGTGCAAGGCGGCGAACGCTGCTGTCCAGGCTGCATTCCGCTCTGCACGGCGTGCGGAGCGCATCGACGTGGCCGGCGTGCTCGTTCATCCCACAGCGCGCCACGGCACCACCACTGCCTACAACGCGTACGGCTGCCGGTGCGCAGCATGCAAGACCAGTCATAACACTGCTCGTTGGGCAGTGGCTCGATGATCGACCACGGAGACCGTTTGCAGCGTGTCGTGTGCGACGTGTGCGAGCGCCCGTTCAACCCGAAGCGAATCATTCCCGTACCGCACGTGTGCCGTGACTGCCGCGATGCGATGAACAGGCTTGCGTATCCCTCTCAGTTGGACGGTGATGCCGCAGCGCCATAAATCCCCATAAACGGCTGTACGTCGCTATCTGGTGAGTCCGACGTTAACCGACCGCTCTAGTCATGTGGACCCTTACGAAGCTCGGCAGAACTAGCTGCTGGGACCTGCCCGCAACTGATCATTGCGACGTGGGTAATACCTGAAAGGCCTTGCGTCCCAGTGGACGTGAGGCTAGAGGCGTTGGCGCGGACAAACGGGGTTCGGAAATTTGGGAGGTGGCTTGGGAGGTCCCCAAGCAAGGCCCCCATTCCGTCTTCGGTTGGGTGACCCACTCGGAACCATAGGAAGGAGCAATAGGTGAGCACGATCGTTGTACGTCTCTACAGTTCGTCGCCCTCGATAGTGAAGGCAGTCGAATCCGTATGTGCGGAACATGACTTCGATTTCGAGCACAGCACCGGACCACGCCCCGAGACTGCATCGTTCGTTGTATCGACCGCTGCTCACAACCGAGACACCGTGCTGTTCGCCAACATGTACAACTCACCGATTCGTCGGTGCGAACCGATCACTCTGCCCGAGGCCGGCCTGTATCTGGCGGCGGCGGCTCGATACTCACGCGGCCTGACTCTCGTTGGGTCCGATCACATTCGGCACGCGGTGCCGGTACCTGAAGGGATGTTGTTCTGATGGACGCTGACATGTCCGCGCTGTTGCAGGCGGCGACGTATCAAGTGGCCGATCTCGTTGGCCCCGTCACTGTGCTGGAGGGTGCCGGCCAGCACCTGCTGTCTCGGCTGACCGAGACCGACCCTCATCGTTGGGCGGTGACGGCGGCGCTCGGTTCGATTGTGGCGGCGCGCAAGTCACTCGAGCAAGCGGCCGAGGCGCTGATGGATGTCCGCACGCACGCAGGTGCTGACATGCTCGCAGTCGAGGTCGACGGCGGCGCGCTCGTGAACGGCAACGAACAGTGCCCCTCGAGGTATGTCGTGCCGGGCGACACGGAGCACGATCAGCCCACCCGTTGTCGGCTCGATGCCGGCCACCCGGTCGATGGTGGCCTGCCCGGCAAGCTGAATATCCCGTGTTGGCATACCGACTGGGCAGTTGACTGGAGCGATTCAATGGCGGTGGGTAGCTGATGGCGGGCCAGTTGGTGCCGCTCGATGGCCTGCCGGGTCGGTTCGCGTCGGTGTCTTATGACGTGGAGCGGAAGATGATCGTGGTCCAGGTCGACGATGCCGAGGGCAACGTTATGGGTTCGATGTCGTGGGGCTACACCGAGCCGGAGATCATCGAAGAGCCGGCCGCTGTCGAGCCTGAGCAATGAGCCTGTGCCGAGGGCGTGCTGATGAGTACGAGTACGCGAATGTAGCTGGCGGGCAGTGGCGTACGAAGCGGGCGGCTGCTGAGCAGCTGTGTGCTGGATGCCCGTCCCTGTCTCGTTGCGCTCAGCGTGCGTTGCAGCATCACGCTCTCGGCATGGTGTGGGCCGGTGTTCCCATCCCCCCTGACCACGACAACAAGAACACTCACGAGGCGCGTCGCCTCCTGATCGAGGTGGCTCTGTATGGCAAGCGATAGGCGTCCTCCGATACCGGACGACATGGCCAAGGCGGTGCGTGCGCGTGACGGCTATGTGTGCCGTAAGTGCGGTAGCGATGACCGCTGCGAGATAGACCACGTCGTGCCCTGGCACATCGTGAAGGTGCACGAGCTGGACAACCTCCAGCTGCTCTGCCTGCCGTGCAACCGCAGCAAGGGCGGCAAGGTGGAGGCCGATGGCCGGCGCACGTGGTTCGATCCTGAGTTCTTCGGCGTAGGAGCGTGATTGATGAGAAAGTTCTGCTCTCACTGGACGTATAAGTGCACACGGTGCGGTGCTGAGTGCAGCGGCCCTGAGCCGGCGGTGGTGCTGTTCATGGAGCAACACCAAGAGATCTGCTGCGATCAGTGCACGCAGCTGGACGCTAAGACCGTGGAGTGGGGCCTGCCAGCGCTAGAGCCGTGGCAGCTGCTCGTCCTGCACCGTGCGCTTAAGCATGGTGTGCAGTGAGCTGTCCCCAACGCTGCTGTGCTGCTTGTCGTGTGCCACCTGTGCGCTTGGCTATGTCAGCCCAGCTGTACCCATCATCACGTACTGCTGTGACTGCCTGTGCTATCTGCCCATCCAGCTCTGAGCGCAGTGCTATCAGGTGTGGCAGTGCCTCTATGTCGGTGCCTGCCCTGCGCCCTGCTGCCCTCACGATGCGACGTACGAAGGCTATGTACTCGGCTGTGTCCATCGGTTGCTTCACGTGTCAAGGATGCATTGACGTAGTCGACAAGTCAATGCATTGCGGTGCATACTCATGCATGCATAATCATCCAGTGTCATGCATGGTGGGTGGTGGCAACCGGCTCCCCGTTTTTGTAACGGGGACGGTGGACACCGAGGGGCTTCCCGCTCTTACACCCCCGAGGGCTGCCAGAGGTCTAGTTCCACGGAGTGGGACGAAAACGATGCATGATTATGCATCGCGGTATGGATGGTGGATGCATGCTCGTAGGATTTTATGCATGGCCGGATGGAGGTCGTTGTGGGTTTCGTGACGAACGAGTCGTACGAGGGATCGATCGAGTCGTTCCTGTCTGTCAACGAGTGGGTGAGCGATTCGGAGGCACCGTATCTGGCGTCACTGTTCCACATTGCACGGCTCCTGGATCTGAAAGTGAGGGCGGGGCAGGCTCTTCCGGCCGGCCTCACGATGGAATTTCGGATGCTGTTCTCGGAGTTGCGCAAGTGTAAACCACCGCAGGAGCAGTCGGACGACGACGGCTTCGACGATGAGATCGACGCTATCTGATGGACGGCGCTCTGCCGACTATCGTTCTGCCCGAGGAGTATCGGGAGAACTGGACTGACGAAGTCCCTCCGTGGCTGCCTCGCATCTATACACAGCCGATCGAGTGCCCCGACTACGCCGAGGCCGACAAGCTGATCCGGCTCTCGGAGAAAGTGTTTCGGTTCGCAGCCGGCGACGAGCTGCGCCTGGACATGTGGCAGAAGTGGCTCATTCGGGAGATCCTGCAGAAGTATCCCGAGGACTATCACGACCAGGCGCTCGCCGGCCAGCTCGTCTACCAGCAGGTCGTCGTCTCGATGGGCCGGCAGAACGGCAAGACCGTGCTCGGTGCCGTCATGGCGCTGTACGGTCTGATCCTCATGGTGCCACGTGCGCCCGAGGTGATCTCGATCGCGGCCGTCGTGGACCAGGCGAAGAACCTCTACGCGAAGGTCCGTTACTGCGTAGACAACGTGCCGCTGCTCAAACGCCGGTTCAAGACCACCGACCGTAGCGGTATCAAGTCGCGGAACCTGCGAAGGCCGGCGACCTACGTCGTGAAAGCGGCCGGCGACGGCGATGGATTGCAGGGCTTCTCCGGCTGCCTGATGCTGCTCGATGAGCTACACCTGCTCAAGCCCGAGGCGTGGGACGCGCTCACTCTGGGCGCATCGGCACAGCCGAAGGCCCTCGTGGCCGGCTTCACCACCGCCGGCGACGACAACTCGGTGCTGCTCAAGCTGCTCTATCGCATCGGCCGCTCCGCCGCTGCGAAGGAGGAGGGCCACGATCCGAGGTTCGGATTCTTCCTGTGGGAGGCAGATCCGAACCTCGCACTCTACGATCCGCAGGCCCTCGTGCAGGCGAACCCGGCGATCGCATCCGGCCGGCTCAGCCTCGCAGACGAAGTGCGGCGCGGAAAGAACATGCTGGAGTCCTCGTTCCGGCGCTACCGTCGCAACGAGTTCGTGTCCGTCGAGAGCATCTGGATGCCGATGCCGGCATGGCTGGCCGGCTACTACGGACCCATCCCAGCGCCGGCCCGCAAGCAACCGCTCATCATCTCGTTCGCCCGCTCTCGGCGCACCTGGAACTACGTCTCGATCGTCGCATCCACCAAGTACGACGGCGTCGTGTACACCCAACTCATCGCGACGATCACGTTCGGCAACGACGAGCTGCTGCTGAAAAAGCTTGTGCAGCTGAGCCGTACGGTGCGCGTGGAGAAGTTCGTGACCGACGCCGAGACGATGAAGCCGACGATCCTGGCGCTCGACAAGACGCACCACCTGCCGGCCGAGTACATGACCCGAGGGAACATCGCGAACGCCACATCGGCGGTGCACTCGATGATCAAGGATGGCCGCGCGAAGCACGCCGGCCAGAAGGAACTCGCGACCCAGCTGACGAAGACCGTGACCGTCAACGCCGGCCAAGGTGTGCTGATCGACATGAACAAATCTCTGGGCGACATCGACGCGATGTATGCCACGGTCATGGGCGTTTTCATGGCCGAGCAGCAGCAGCCGTTCGTGTCGCAGCTGAGAATCTTTTCGAAAACCACCGCATGAGAATCACACGGATGGGATTAGCGTTCCCCAGCAATGAACGCAATCGGCAGGTTCTTCGGCTTCGGCACCGACGTGGAGACACGCAACGGGTCCGTCGGCTCGGCTGGCGGCAACTCGCCGCTACCGGCCGTAATCCCGCCTCCCCGAATGGATCTCGGCGTCACCTGGCAAGAAGCGCTCAAGGTCTCGGCGTTCTCCCGCTCGATGGACCAGACCAACACGATGATGTCTTCGATGCAGGCCACCGTCCGCGATGCCCGCAAGCAGTTGATCCCGTTCGACGACCGCGCGTTCCCGTCGATCGTGACGCAGCCGAACCTCGATATGGACTGGGAAGAGTTCGTACAGTCGACGGTCAACGACCTGTTCCTGCACGGCGAATACATCTGGAAGCGCGTCGGAGATCCACAGACGGTCAACCTGATTCCGATCTCGCCCCGGGAGATGACCATCGTTCGCGAGCGCCTACCTGATGGCACCTGGGGCCGAACGAAGTACGGGCACTTGGGTCGTGAGATACCCCGTGGCCGAATCGTCCACAAGAAGCACACCGCCGTCACCGGGGAGCCACGCGGCATCGGCCCACGCCAGCTCGCACAGACCGAGCTACGCGCCGCCCTCACACTGGCCGAGTTTCAACGCGAGTGGTTCGACTCCGCCGTAATCCCATCCGGCATTCTCACCACCGACCAGCACATGTCGAACGTCGAGCAGGACGAGATGCAGGAGCGGTGGAACGAGTTCCTGCGATCGCACCGCGGGCAGGCAGTCGTCATGGCAGCCGGTCTGAGCTACGAGGCGATCCACCTCAAGCCCGTCGATGCACAGATGCTCGAGGTGCAGGACGCCATCGACCGCAAGATCGTACGCATCTGCGGCACACCGGCTTTCGACCTTCTCGTTCCTGGCGGCACCGAATCTCGGACCTACCAGAACCTCGAACAGTCCACCCTGCAGTACCTCACCACCACCCTGGCGAAGTACATGAACGCAGTCGAGCGCGGTCTCACCGATGTCATTCCGCGCGGCAACAAGGTCGAGCTGGACGAGTCCGGCCTACTGCGCATGGACAGCAAGACACGCGCCGAGGTCGACACCGCCAACGTCACGAACGGCACCCGCACCATCAACGAGCTACGCGCCCGCGACGGCTACGCCCCGCTCCCCGATGGTGATAAGAAGCCGGCCCCGAAGGTGATCCCGTCCGAGCGCGTCGACCAGCCGAAGGAGATCGAGGCATGATCCACGTCGTCACCGGACCACCATGCGGCGGCAAGTCCACGTTCGTGGCAGCGAACGCGGCAGACGGCGACGCCATCGTGGACTTCGACCGGCTCGCAAAGGCATTCGGGTCCACGGCTCACCACGACGCACCCGGCCCGCTACGTCGCGTCGTGCAAGCCGCCCGGCACGCTGCCATCTCTCAGATACTCATGGGCCGCGTCGAGAACGCGTGGATCATCGACACCGATCCACGGCCGTCGATGCTGGCCGACTACCGCAGAGCCGGCGCTCAGTTCCACATCATCGATCCCGGCCTCGCCGTATGCCTCGAACGGGCCGTCAGCGACGAGCGACCCGAATGGACACCCGACCAGATACGACGCTGGTTCCGACTGAACAAGAGGATGCGATGAGCCACATAGAAACCCGCACCGCCGCAACGGATACCGAGATCGAGATCCGCAGCGCACCGGTCAACGTCGTGGACGAGATGACGCGCATCATCTCCGGTATCGCCGTCCCCTACGGCCAGACGACCGAGATCCGCACCAAGAACGGCAGCTACCTCGAATCGTTCGCCCTGGGGGTATTCGAGGACGACGTGCCGGCCTCCGTCCACGCCAACCACAGCTGGAAGACACGCGGCGATCTCCCGATCGGCAACGTCATCTCCGGCAAGAACCGGCCCGAGGGCTACTACGTCGAGTGCCGCATCGCCAACACCACACGCGGTGACGAAGTGCTCGAACTCGCCCGCGACGGCGTACTCAAATACTTCTCGGTGGGCTTCCGTCCCGGCACCCACGAGACGCGAGACGGCGTGCTCGTCCGCACCGCAGCGACACTCGGCGAAGTGTCCATCACAGAAATCCCCGCCTACAAAGGCGCGGTCATCGATAGCGTGAGAAACGCTGACACAGAACAGGAATCACGTATGGACCCCGAAGAGCTCGCACGCCTCATCGCCGCCGGCATCAAGGACGACCCCGAGGTCGTCCAGCTCCGCACCGACAACGCCGAGATGGTTCGTCGGATCGGAGTACTCGAAGATCCCGCTACCACCCAGACGCGCGGCCGGCGCGAGTTCAAGGTTCGCACCGGTGGCGAACTGCTCAAGGCCATGCTCGCCGGCGACATGGACGCCGTCACCGAGATCCGCACCGTCAACGACGAGCTGGAGTCGCTGCGCATCGAGACCCGCGCCTACGAGGGTCAGGTCATGGCAGACGGCGTCGTGCAGCCGGCGTGGCTGGAGAAGCAGCTACGGCTCACCAACCGCAGCCGGCCGATCTCCACCATGTTCTCCCGCGAATCGCTGCCACCGGACGGCAACAGCTTCGAGTACGCCAAGGTGATCTCCGAGAGCGGCGCGATCACCGTTCAGGCCGCAGAGGGCGACGATCTCGGCTACCTCGAGATCAAGCTCGGCACCGGGTCCGGCACCGTCCGCACGGTCGGCGGCTACACCAGCTTCAGCCGGCAGGCGATCGAGCGCTCGAAGGTGCCGATCCTCGACACCGGCCTGCGGTGGATGGGCATCCAGTATGCCGAGGCGTACGAGAACTACGTCCAGGCGTTCATGCTTGCACTGCCCAAGGGCGGCAACGAGGGCATCAACAACATCGTCGTGCAGGCGAAGCCGGCCACCGCCGCCGAGTGGATCTCCGTCGTCCTGGACGCCAAGCACTCGATCATCCAGAACGCGAAGGGACTGCGCGCCGACCTCATCGTGTGCAGCTTCGACGTGTACAAGGACATCGCACTGCTCGAAGACGCCACCGGCCGGCCGATCTTCAACGTCAACGGCGACGGCCAGAACACCTGGGGCAGCGCCAACGTCAGCCAGACCGACGACGTCGAGATCGGCTTCACGATGGCCGGCCTCCCCGGCGTCGTCGGAGACCGCCTGCCGGCCGGCACATTCCGCGTCACCTCGCGTGAAGCCATCACGTCGATGGAATCGGCCGGCGCGCCGTTCTCGCTCCAGGACGAGAACATCATCAACCTGACCAAGGACTTCTCGGTGTACGGCTACCAGGGCATCTACTCCGAGCAGCCGAAGGGCATGACGGCCATCACGTTCCCGGTCGAGCCGTAGTCGTGACAGCGCCCGAGCAGGACTCTTCGACGGTGGTCTACCCCACCGTCGAAGAGTTCCGCGAGTTCGTCAAAGCCGATGCGTCCGAGGACGACAAGCTGAAAGACGACCTCGACATCGCCATCGAGACGATCGACGAGTTCTGCGCGAAGCCGGTCAAACCCATCCCGCCGGCCACCCGCAAGCGGTGGTACCTGCTTGTGGCCGCTGAGATGTTCGACACCTCGAACGGACCGAGCACCAGCATCGACTCGTTCGGCAACGCGCGACAGACTCGATCGTCACGCGACCCGATGCACGTGATCATCCGTCAAGTCCGCAGATACGTGCCGGCGTTCTGATGGACATCACACAAGCGCAGACCGCCATCATCGACACCCTCACAGCTGCCGGCGTCAGCAAGGTCGTCGGTTGGGAAGTGAAAGACCCGGCCCCGCCCGTCGTCGTCGTCTGCCCCGCTCTCCCCTCGATCGAGACAGACGTTCCCGGCGTCACCCACGGCAAGCCCTTCATGACGAACTGGCTGATCCAGATCGTAGCCGGCAGGGGCAGCGCGACGGTGACACGAGATGCACTGAACGACATGACCGCCCGCGCACTGCTCGCCCTCCGGCCGTACATGACCGGTATCGAGGTGGAGACCCCGAAGTTCACCACGACCGAAGAGGGCAAGCCGCAGTATCTCGGCGCTGAAATCGCAGCGTCGATCGCTATCGACATGAAAGAAGAGTGACCGCAATGGCTCCGTTCAAAGGCACAAAGGGTAAGGATCTCTCGATCCTGATCGAGGGAACCGAGTACAACACCGACCTCAAGGGTTTTCGCTGCGAGCCCGACGACGGCGAGGACGCAGCGTTTGTCACGTTCGCTCGACTGAAGGAGGGCGACACCAAGACGTGGTTCCTGCGCGGCGTTGGTTTCCAGGACTTCCAGACGACCTCGTTCTGGACGTTCGCGTGGGAGCACGCCGGCGAAGAGGTCGAGTTCGTCGCCCGCCCGTACGGCAACCTGGTGCCCACCGAGGACCAGCCGCACTTCAAGGGCACCGCAACCATCGCATCCAAGCCGGGGTTCGGTGGCGACGCCGACGAAGAGTTCGAGTTCGAGGTCGAGTGGGAATGCGACGGTGTGCCCGAGAAGATCACGACCGCTGCGTAACTCATGGCCACCATGAAGATCCAGCTGTCGATCGAGGGTAAGAAACCTCTGCTCGAAAAGCTGACGGTCTTCTACAAGACGGTTCGACAGCTCAAGCCGGCGTTCGACCAGATCGCGGCGAGGACGTTCACCATCGCGAACGTCATCGCCCCGGTCTACTCCGGCCGGACGAAGAAGTCGATCCGCGCCAAAGGCTCGAACATGCGGGCCTACGCGAAAGCCGGCGGTGCTAGCAGGAAGTCGCACGGTGGCGGTATCTACGTCGCGATGAACCACGCCGGCACCCGCTGGGATCCGCAAGCGCCCTACCCCTTCATGTTCATCACCCTAGAACGAGTCACCCCCTTCGCCGTTATCCGCGTGAAACGCGAAGTCATCCAACGAAAGAGAGACGCAGGACTATGAGCAGCAACGGTTTCCAGGACAAACTGCAGGGACTCACCGGCCGCGCACTCAAGCGAGTACAAGGACTCACCGGGGCAGAAGTGTCCGAGAGCGACAACATTCAGCTCATCTTCGCCGTGGGTTATGTCTCCCGCCTGCACCCCGAGCAGATCAAGAACTGGTCGAAGGCTGAGCAGGCCGGTTGGGACGAGTATCTCGACAACACGAGCTATGCCGAGGCACGCGTGAATGCTGGTGTAGTAGAGGAAGATTCGGACCCAAAAGACGCTCCCGCAAACTAGCGAAGCGGGAGGCTCGCCGGCTGGCCGAGTTCTGCATGCTGACCGGCCAGTCGGACGAGGTGTTCTACCGCCTGACGTTGCTCGAGCGCAACGCATTCATCGAGATCGCCAACAAACGAGCGAAGAGGAAATGATGGTCACCACCGAGAACGGATGGGCCTCGATCCCACCGAGCAAGGTCGTACGACGTGGCATCACCGGAACGAACATCGTGCTCCCCCTGCACCCGCACGACGCCGGGTTCGTGCTCATCAGCTTCGCGGCAATGTACAACCGCGACATCGAGCCGCTGACCGGTGGCGCATCCGATGAAGGCGGCTACACCGAGACCAACTCGGTATACACCTCGAATCACAAGTCCGGCACAGCAATTGATCTGAATTGGAACAAGTACCCGTTCCGGCGCTACACAATGCCGCAGGAACGAGTGCAGCGCGTGAAGCAACTCCAGGCCGGATTCCGCGGCTTGATCGACTGGGGCCGCGACTGCTGGGGCGGCAACCCGATAGACGAGATGCACTACCAGGTCGCCAAGGGCAAACCGATGGACGCCTACGTGGAGTTCGCGAACGAGCTGCGCGCCGGCAAGTTCGCCCTCTACGGTGCCACCGCTCCGACACTCGACCCGGTCGTCGTCCCGAACCCCGGCGTCGGCGGTCTACTCATGCGTGGCTCGACAGGCAACGCAGTGCGCAACCTCCAGGAGCGCCTCAACCGGGACTACCCCCGCTACTCCCGGCTCGCGGTTGACGGCGACTTCGGGTCAGCGACCGAGGCAGTGGTGCGCGAGTTCCAACAGCGCGCCGGCCTACTCGTGGACGGCATCGCGGGGCCGGCCACTCTCAAGGCCCTCGGACTGTGAGGGCGCTCCACACCTTCGCCACTGCGGTGGTGATCGGCGTCGTAGCCGGCACCACCGCAGCGGCGAGCTACCTGCTCCGTACCGAACTGCCCACCGAGGCACAGCTCATGGAAGAGAAGTCATGACTGCACCGCAAGGCCCTCTCGATCAGGTACGCAACGAGATCATGCGCGTGATGGGACCCGAGATCGAAGCTCGATTCGAGCAGTTGACGCCGATCATCGCGCGGGCTCTCAATCGCAACGTGCCGCTCGAAGAGGTCCGCATCCCTCCACCGGCAGCGACTGTGCCGGCGAAGACCGCAGCGGCGCGCACGGCCCTACAGGCGGCTATCGCGCTACCACTCTCGGCGGCGCTCGGATTCGTCGCGGACACCATTGGCGGCCCGGACTTCGATCTGCTCGACGGCGGTGACTGGAAAACGCTCGGATACGGCGCAGGCGTGGCCGGCATCATGGCCGTGCTGGCGTTCGGTCAGCGCAAGATCGGCCGCTGATGAACGAGCGGGCCGTCGTAGCAGCAGCTCGGATGCTCTCACTCGTCATCGCTGGCCTGTCCGTCATCGTCGGCGCGCTCTACACCGGACCCGACGCCCTGGTGCGCCGGCCCCTGCCACCCGGCCAGGAGTCGATCGTGGTCGTCATCGAACACTTCTTCCCGGTGTGGCCGTTCCTGTTCGCCTTCACCGGTGCCCTGCTCGGCTACGCGGCCGTGATCCGGCGCGGCGTCGTCATCACCCACGCCCTCGTCGTCGCGGGGTGGGCGTTCTACGGACTGTGCCTGATCCTGGCACCGATCCGATCCGTACCGCCGTCCCCAATCCTTGTGGGCGTCATAGCCGTTGGGATAGCCGTGATCAACTACGCAGCAGCGAGGCTGTGGTCAGCTCTCGGGGTGACATAGGTGAGTGAAGCCACCCTGATCATCATCGCCGCCATCGGTGCCGGCCTGGGCGGCGTCGGCACCGTCGCCTCCCTGTGGAACAAGGTCGAGAGCGGCAACGTCGTCACCCTCACCACCCGCAACAAGACGCTCGAGGACGAGAACACCAGCCTCTACGCCTGGAAACTCGCAGCCCGCGCCTACATCGTTCTGCTGATCGAACGCCTACTCGACCGAGGCGGCACACCCCCCGTCGCACCGAGCGTGCTGGGCCTGACACCGAGAGGCGACGACAATGAGTAATTCGGTCGACATCTACATCAACGGGCACGAGCGGGATCTGCTCCAGGCCATCGAGCGCACCAAGGCCGCGATCGCATCACTGCGTGACTCGAAGGCCACCGTCACAGTCGACGTGGACGACGGCGCACTGAACGTCCTCAAGGCCAAGCTCGCCGCAATGCGCGACGGTGACGTGACCGTGGACGTGAACGTCAACGACGCGAAGCTGGCAGCGCTCCGAGCGAAGATGGACGCGCTCCGCAACACCCGCGTGAAGGTCACCGTCGATGTCGACCGCACCGAGCTGAACATCCTCAAGATCGAACTCGCCGGCCTCCGGGACCGCAGGATCAACGTCGGCATCGATTCCGATCTCGCGGGGTTCCGCGCCGCTCTCGCCGCGTCCACGCTTGGCAACGCGAACGCCCGTATCAATCTCGATCTCGATACCGCCGGCGCAGCAGCCGAACTGGCAGCGTTCCTCGCAGCCGTCCCGCGCTCGGTGACGATCAACCTCGACGTGGATACCGCCACCGCCGCAGCTGAACTCGCCGCGTTCCGTCTGGCGCTGCTCGCCCTCAACGACGACTCGATCCGTCTCGGCACCAATGCCGGCGGTAGCGCCGCGTCGGGTATCGCGAAGATGGGCGGCTCCGCTGCATCCGCTGCCCCGTTGCTGGCCGCGATGACGACCGCCCTCGCGCCGCTGATCTCCGGCGCGGCCGGTGCCGGCGTGTTCGCCACCGCTGCTGGTCTCGGTGCGGTCACTGCTGCCGCCGGCGCGCTGTCGGTCGGTGTCGGTGGCGCACTGGCCGCGATCCCTATCATTTCGGCGGCTACCTCGCAGAAGGTGCAGGACCACTTCACGTTCATGAAGGACGATGTGGTCAACACGATGAAGGAGATCTCCGAGCCGGTGCAGCAGCCGCTCGTGGATCTCGCGACTTCTGTTGGTGCAGCGTTCCATTCGATTCGGCCGAGTCTCGATGTGGTGACCGCCGGCGCAGCCAGACTCGTCGGCGAACTGTCCGGCTCTATGCCGGCCATTGCAGCCGAGGTCGGCCCCGCGATGGAGAAAGCGTTCGGTGCCGCAGAGCCTCACATCAAGAACCTGATCTCCAACGTCCCGTCGTATATCAAAGCGTTCGGCAGCTTCGCCGAGAAGCTCGGTGATCAGTCGGTGGTGGACGGGGCGCAACGTGTCTTCGGCATGATCCCCAACATCATCGAGGGTGCCGGCGACTCGATCGTCTCGATGGCCAACGGATTCGAGAACGTAATGGGGTTCCTCGATTCCGGCGCACTCGATGGATTCACAAGCGGCATAGGCTCGTTCTTCGATGAGATGGGCAGCGCGGACTTCTCCGGCACCATCGATGGCATCGCCGACATGTCCAACGCATTCGGTGACCTGGTGGGCAGCATCGACGGCGAATCGGTCACGGGCTTCCTCGAGGGCATCACCGGCGACATAACCAAGTTCACCGAGGCCGCAACGGCTGTAGGTGAAGTGGGCAGCAAGATCGGAGATGTCCTCACAGGCATAGGCGACAAGGCCGGCGAGCTGAACCTGGGCGAGAAGATCTTCGGTGACGGCTGGGATCCGAACAGGTGGCTCAACGATCACGCCTCGTTCCTGGGCGACTTCGAGGAGAAGGTACCCGACAGCATTCCAGCCCCGTCGATCGAGCCACCGGACACGACGCCACTGTCCACCGCGTTCGAGAATCTTCCGATCCCGGCGGTGCCGGCCCCCGAGGTGACTCCCCCGGACACGTCGGTAATCGCCGGCGCATTCGAGAACATCGCACCGGGTGCCATTCCGGCCCCCGAGGTGACTCCCCCGGACACGTCCGTCATCGCCGGCGCATTCGAGAACCTCGCACCGCCGACGATCGAGGCCCCGGTCGTGCCGGCCCCCGAGGTCACCCCGTCCGAGCCGATCCCCGCCCCCGAGGTGACCCCACCGCCACCGGTGCAGGTCGAGGTCGAGGCGGTCGAGGGCGCTGCGATTGCAGTGCCGCCGCCGGCCCCGGTGCCGATCACGTTCGACGTGACACAGCCGACGCTCGACCTCACCCCACCGCCACCGGTGCCGATCACGTTCAACGTCTCGCTGCCGGTGATCAACATCCCGCCGCCGGCCCCGGTGCCAGTGCGCGTCGACATCGACACCGCCGGCGCGAAGGTGAACCTGTCGTCTCAAGGTGCAGCAGCCGGCAACTCGTTCGCGTCGGGCCTCGCCGGCTCCGCTGGCGCTGTCTCCGCTGCCGCCGCGTCGATGGCAGCAGCCGCGCAAGGCGTGTCGGTGAACCTGTCCGCTCAGGGCGCAGCAGCGGGCGCCAGCTTCGCCGCCGGCCTCGCATCGCAGGCCGGCGCGGTGGCTGCTGCAGCTGCCCAGTTGGGCGCTGTCGCTGCCGCGAACAAAGGTGTGTACAAGGGCCGCAAGGGAATTGCGGCCGACCGGATCATGCTCATTCCGCACGGTCAGGCGATGGTGAAGGGCTTCATCGACGGACTCGGGTCGCAGCGCCGGGAGCTGATCACCGAGGCGTCGTCTCTAGCGAAGGCTGTGACGAAGCGTTTCGATGAGGAGTTGGTGCCGAACATCGGCCTCTCCGGTGGCATCGGAGTCCAGCAACACGTGACCGTGAGGGTGGAGGCCGGCCTCATGGCCGACCCGGTCAAGATCGGCCGCGAGGTTCGCGACGTTCTCGGCGCGTACGCATCCGCTGTCGGTGGATCGGAGACCATCAGTGTCTAGAAAAGCCGACGCCAGCAAAGTCGCCGTGCAGGTCGAAGTTGACCGCGTCGATGTGTGGGTCGAAGACGGACGCTCGCCGGCATCGTATCCAGTCGATGGAGTGCCGCTGCGAGATCTGTTGGCGATGCCGCCCAACACCATTCTGCTGCCCACCACCAACCCGATTCCTGGCTTCGCGACGATGCCGAGCATCCGGCAGGACGAGACGCTGTCGAACGTAACGGTCATACCCAATGTGACGATGACCAAGAGCGGAACCGGCTCGAACGCGGTCGTCACCGACGTGAAAGTGACTGCGACAGTGGAGCGAGAGACTTCGCGGACACTCGGTCCGACGCTGATGCAGACCAAGTTTCCTACACCGGTAGCCGAGGGCGACCAGGTTTCGTTCGCCGGCCGGTTCGGGATGCGCCGCGTCGGCATGGGGACGTTGGATGAGGACGGCAACCAGACCGGACACAGTGTGCGTGTCTCCCTGTGGGGAATGTCGAGCAACACCGACGAGTACGGCGTGGTCGAGGAGACAGCAGTCGAGCTGCTGGCATACGAAACCATCTACCACCCCCGCGCCACGAACAGTTATGTCCAGGTGCTGATCACCATCCCCACGGTATCGGCGGCAACTGTCCCCCCTGGCGTCACAGGTGTGCATCTGACAGTCGGCCTGAAGACCGAACGCAACGGGCGGTGGTACGCGACGAGCTACAACTTCCCGTACCGGGGGCCTGCGTACGAGATGCAGGTCAGCAACATCTTCACTCACGCCACCACCAACCCTCTTCGCATGACGGTGGTACCGAAGACCCCACCGGCAGCGGGAGTTCCCGCAGCCGAGTGGGAGACCCTGACACAGGAGCAGAACCGACTCCACCGCTACACCTACGAGGACATCACCGACCACGTCAACGAGATCACCACCGAGCAGATCGAAGCGGAGCTTGCCGTCACCACCGTCCGGTTGATCTCGACGGAAGTACCCGCGAAAGTTGTTGCTGGGAAACGAGTTCGAGTCCTCGCCCTGCATCCTGATGGGTCGTTCACCGTTCTCGCGGCCGGCACTATTCGCAGCCGCCGGATCGTGGAGGACGGCATCCACCCGTCACAGGTGGAGATTGGCGTACACAACGGTCATGGCCGGCTCGGATCGATGACCGCCGGCGTCGCGTTCGACACCTTCGACGAGTACGCTCCGGTCCTCAATCGTGCCGGGATACCGGCTGTGATCGATGGCGTGGAGGTGACCGGCCCGGCGCGGGATCTGCCGGCGTGGGGCGGCGTCGAACCCTCGTACCGCTCTGCCCGGTTGTCGATGCTCGACGCCTTGCTCATGACCCGGAACACCCGCAAGGGCTTCATTCGGCTCGACCGGAACGACCGGCTCGAGGTGCTGTCTTCTCTGCCGGAGGGTGTGGCAATGGACGTCTCCGACCAGCCTGGCGAAGGGGATGCCTCGTTCTCGATCGATGCCGAGTTCGGTAGTGACACAACTGATCTGATAAACCAGGTAGCGGTCACTGAGCATTTGATGGATTCGGAGGACTTCGAGCGGTCGACCACGAACGAGGACCCGCCGCTGAGTCTCGGTCACATGAAGTCGAGGACGCAGACCGCAGAGTATCGGCGGCCGGCCGCGATCGCGACATACGGTCTTGCGTCGAAGATGTTCAAGGTCGTTCGCGGCACCGGAAACATGCTCGACATCGAGGCCGGCAGCTACGGCACGTCGTTCTCGGCGTGGGCTGCTGCGATCCTGGACGAGTACTCGATCGAGCGATCCGGCCCGAAGTCGATCACGATCCCCGTCGACACCGACGCGCAATGGGCGCTCGTGTCGAAGCTTGAGGTGCTCGACGCGATCGTGGTCCGGTTCCGTGGTGTGTCCTATGTCCGCCGCATTCGACGTGTGACGCACAAGATCTCGCCCGGTGGGCTCCGCAAGGCGTTGCTGCGTTTCGACGTGACAGGCGAGCAGGTGTACTGGCTGCCCGATACTCCGGTGCCACTCATCACGCTCGGTGACACCGACGCCGGCACGATCTTCGCCCCGTCGAAGGGTCTGGTCGATGGTGGCCATCCCGACGACACTGTTACGCACCTACTCGATGGAGGAACGCTCTGATGGCTGACCGCAAACGCATTCAGCAGCTCCGCGCCACAGCGGCGCAGTGGGCGCAGCAAAACCCGGTACTGATGGCCGGCGAACTCGGCTGCGAGACCGACACCGGATTCCTCAAGGTCGGCAACGGCGTCGCCGCGTGGAACGACCGCCCGTACCAAGTGGGCCCACGCGGCATCCAAGGTCCGCAAGGTCCGCAAGGTGCCGAGTCGACTATCGCCGGCCCCAAGGGTGACCAGGGAGTCGCCGGCCCCAAGGGTGACCAGGGAGTCGCCGGCCCCAAGGGTGACCAGGGTGTGCAGGGTCCGGCCGGCCCCGCTGGTGGTGTGCAGAACGTCGCCGGCATCGCGAACGTCCGCAGAATGACCGCCGCCGCGTACGCCGCGCTCGGTTCGAAGGACGCCACCACCGCCTACTTCATCGTCGGCTGATGCCACTCCAAATCAGTGACACCGCAGTCAGTTCCGTCTACATCGGTGCCGACCCGGTATCCCGCGTGTACATCGGTAGCGATCTCGTGTGGCAGGCGTACGCGGGTGCCGGCATGGACAAGTCCGGGGCACCCACACTGAACGGGTCGACGTGGACACAGCTCACCGGGTGGACAGCTCGCAGCGGATCGGTGGTCGTAAACGACGGCCTCGTGCTGCCGGCCGGCGTCGTAGCCACGGCGGTGGTGCAGGTGACCTACGGCGGCAGCAACGCAGTCAACTCGTGCCGAGTACTCGCGGCCGGCGTCGTAGTGGGCACGGCACCAGCAGGCGGGTCGGCACCGACAGCAACGATCACCATCCCCGCCGCCGGCGTCGACCGACTGATCACAGTGGAGGCGTACGTCGCCGGCCTCACCGGTGGCCGCACCGTCACCCCTAGCGGCACCTTCCTCACATTGGCCTAGCTACGCCCCCACGTCGGTGAACAATGCCAGCGCGACGACGATGGCTACCAGCGCCCAGATCACGCGCTTGAGGGCAATGTTGACCGGCCCCTTCTCGACGGGATGGTCACGCCGGAACAGGTAGATACCGCCGATCACGAGTGCTACCAGCAACAGAAGAACCATGCGTGATTCATAGCACACCGGACATTTCAGGCGACAGCACGGAACAAGTCCAATTTGTCGATGGCGGCGCGCATGCGTATGTCGCTTACGCCCGTGTAGCCCTGCGTGGATCTGATCGAGCCGTGGCGCATCAACTCTTGCACCACTCGCACATCGGCCCCGTCCTCCAGCAACGTCGTTCCGTACCAGTGCCGTAGCGGGTGTGCAGAGCCCGGTATGTTCGCACGCCGGAATGCGTCACCAACGATCTGAGACACACTCTTTCGGGTGACGTGCTGGCCTGGCCGTGTCTTGTTCGAGGGGAACCACCAGCCTCGCTGCGGCATCGACTCGGCGGTGGCTGCGAGGATCGGGTGCAGCGGTATCCATTCCTCGTCGCCGCCTTTGCCGAGGACCAACATCCGGCCGCGTGCGAGGTCGACGTGTTCACCGCGGAACGCTGCGATCTCGATGCAGCGCAACCCTGCGAGAGTGGCGAGCAGGATCATTACGCGGGTGCGGTGATGCATGTTCGTCTTGAGTAGCTTCATCAGGTGAACGTCGGCAACGGGTCGGGGCTTGCGCTTCGGCTGCCGGACGGTGCCTACCTTCAGCATCGGATTGTCGACCCGAATGTCCTGAAGCTGAAGCCATTTGAACCAAGTTGAGAGATATGAGTGGTAGCAGTAATGGGTGCTGCGTGACCACTCCGGGTGCGAGGCATACCAGCGAACGATGTCGAGGGGCTGAGCAAACGTCGGGTCGACGCCGGCCTCACGCTCGAAAGCGCGCAACACCCTGATCCGTTCGTACATCGTCAGGTCGGACCGCCGCTGGCCGTGCTGAAAGATCTCCCACTGGTCGATAGTCGCATTAGTGCTCATGTGTCACATCTACCCCAAACCGGACAGAGCGGTCGGATCTGTCCAGTTTGTTAACGGACCCGATGCACGATCGGTGCCGAACCGGTACCGGCGGCGCGGAACCGGATACCTCGCGGATGAACTCACTGCAGATGGAGCAGAAAAGCTTGGTCATCACGCGGCCCTCAAGCGACGGACCGGAGCGCGGTCACAGGGTTGAATCGTGGACCTTTTAATCCGCAGGTCGTAGGTTCGAGTCCTACTGGGGGCACCACACACATCCCGGGTAACAGGGATCACACCTGCCCGGTACGTACACTCGGGAGTAACGATCGGCCGAGACGAAGCGACGTGCAGGGGGAACTGCAACAGTCGCGACAGGCCGACCGGTCGATCGACATTCGGGGGATTCGGGTCGGTCGACACCGGACATCACGACTGCCGGAACAGCAAGTGAACAGGCGCGACACGGTTCACACCGAACCTACGGTGCCGTAAGCTTGACCGGTCGTACGCAATCTATGGAGGCGATCTAATGGCGAGGGATCTGACACAGCTCGAGCTTCTGCAGGAGCTGGTACCCACTGCCGAAGACAACGTGAACCGTCACATCACGATGGCGCGCGAATGG